CATCTTTTCTAGAATGGTAATAATCAACATCTGCTGTGATAATATCAGTGTTGGATGGAAGTGAATGCACGTAAGCTCCAGAACCAGTAAAGTCGCCACTAGCATCTTTCTTGCTTCTAAAGTCTAGAACATTTCTCAGTTCAACTTCTGCACCATTGCGAAGTCTATATGTTGGGTAGTCTTCATATTCAATTCCTTGACCAGCATAGGAGTTTACAGAGAAGAAGTCACCCGATGGACCATGTGAGAAATATTTGTAGTATACTCTAGTTGAAGTAGGAATAGACTGACCACTTCTAAGAATTACTCTACCTCTATCATAGAAGTTATCTCTTTGACCATTATCTGTGATAAATCTGCTTGCGATGCTATTACCTGAAGTATCACCAATAGAATCAAAACTATAAATGTCATGGTTTGTTAGAGTAAAGAACCTAAGTCCAGCACCATCACTTTCAATTGCAGCTGCAAGGAAAGTATCATCACCATCAGTCTCTAAAGTTTTTGATTTATGCCCAGCACCACTACCTCTGGCAATATACCCTAAGATTTCATGCTGTGTTGATGGAGCGAGACCAGTATAGGTTACTGTATTAGCAGTTGTGTCAATTGTAGGAGTTTTATTTAAGATTGTTCCAGTAGGGTTTGCACTATCAGTAGCAATAATCCAAGAAAGTGCATTAGCCCCATCTTCTGTGTTACCTAGTCCAGAACCTCTAGTAAGTTGAATTTGTCCACCAGAATTAGAGGGTATGCTAAATCTTTTTTGAACTGTGAGATTACTGACATCTACACCATTACTTTTATTAGGTCTAATTCTAGGTAATACAAAGAATACGTTATTGTTGTTTGCTTCTTTGATTACGGCATTGTTATTCTCAAGAATAAGGTCTGCTCTATTGGCAGAATCTTGACCAATACTCTTTACATCTCTAAAGTTATTATCATCAGTCATATTGACATCAAACAGGTGATATCTATAGTTGGCCCCATCTTTAACAACAGACCTAATTCTAGCAGTACCTAAATCACTACCAGACCCACCAATAGTTAATCCAGAATCATCATAAAGGTTCCATGTCTCATAAGTGCCAAGATTAGGAACACCTTTAATATTATTTACATTAATATAATGCCCATAGTTAGCAGCAATATTTTCATCACTTAATGCACCAGTAGTAGTCTGTGATCTATTAACATCAATGAGAGTATTTTGTGGTCTAGAAACTCTATAACCATTTACATATGCAGTACCAGAAGAAATATCTAATGTAAATTCATCTGCATCTTTTGCTTTAAACTTAGGAACAAAACTTTTTACAGTATAGTTTCCAGACTCTTCAAAGGTGCGAGTTGCTAATTCTTTACCAATCACACTGTAGGTATTTTCATCAATTTCTCTTTGAACAACACCATTAATCAATCTATTGGTAATAATAAAGTTTGTATCAGAATCAATAATAGATTCACTTTGGGCAGCTAATGTGAGAGTAATTCTATATCTGTCAGCACCCGGTGCAGTTTCGTTAGGAAGAACGTTTTGATTGTCATAAAGTGCATTGGTATCGTCTACAGTGACAATATCTTCTGTGATTAAAAATCCAACATTAGTGGTAGGAGTATTTGAATATTTTGAAATGATTTTGCTTTGTGCCTGTGTCTGCACAAAAAGACCACGGATAAAGTATGCACCATCATTGACAGCGATTTTAAATCCCTTACCCGTCACAGATGGTTCACCTTCCTGTGGAGTACCTTTAACTTGTACTGATGCTGAACCAGATGTTAGTGTCTCATTTTGAGAAAAAACAATTGGTGCAGAACTACCCGCAGTTGTACCTCTATCAATATAGTCAACATAGACAGTTGCAGGATCAGAACCTTCAGCAGCAATAAAGTCAATTACTCTTGCTTTGATTCCTGATCCAGAACCTGTTAAGATATCACCAGCAGAAAGCGTTGCAGATGTTGTTTGAAGTCTTACATATTGAATTTCATTATCAGTGACTAAGCCACCTGGAATTACAACAGAACCTTCCTTGAAGATATTTCTACCAAATCGTTCCACCTGCTTTTGAATGATGGTCTGCATCTGGGTGAGTTCTCTTGCCTGAAGCGCTCTACCAGAGTTAAATAGAATTCGCTGATAATTATCACCTTCACTAAAATCGTCCTTATAGGTGGACGAAAAAGTATTTTCATTTTTTGTTACTGCCATTTCTATCTAACCTTTATTAAAACTGAATGGTAATTTTAATGTCTTCTGTTCCTGCTGTGGTTCTTTCAACAGCAGCTCTACTCTCTACATATAATAAGTCTCCAGAGAATGGATTGACTTCAGCATCCGAATCTGAAACAATTGTTCCCTTATTATCAGGGACTGCTGAGTCTAGTAAATCCTCCACTCCGACAGTAAACGGCACAAATCCTGTATTCTCATTTTGGTGATATAAGAGTGTAGCAGATGTACCTGCAACTATTGTAGTATTTTTATCTACATATGCTCTTGCTTTTGGTTCAGTACCACCTTGAGAAATTACATTATCTACTGCAATAGCATCAAGATTAGCGCCGCTACCAACTGTAAGAATTCTTAATGCACTTCCTGTAGTTGCTGTAAAGTCAGAATCAGCAGATGTTCTACTTGCAGGTAATTTTGGATTTTTCAGAATACCAACTTGTCTGAAGTCTGCACCTGTGCCAACTAAGAAATCACCAGACCCAGCTTCACCTACAAGTTTAGAGTTAAACATAATAGAAGTTGATTTTAAATCATCCCTAGGATCAGCACCAATACCATCTTTAGAGATGATAGGTTTTACTACAAGACCAGTTCCACTACCACCACTTGAGGTAACAGATGCATGATCGTATCCAGAACCAAGTGGGAAACCTCCAGCAGAATCATCAACATTAACTGCGACAACAGACCCACCTACAACTGTAGCAACTGCTCTTGCATTACTACCATTACCATTTACTGTGATAGTTGGTGCAGAAGTATAACCAGTACCATTACTAGTTATACGATATCCAACAATCTGTCCAGCTGATGCAGCATCTTGGATATCTTTTTGAGATTGTTCAATGTTACTCAATCCAGATGTTTCTGTAACCTTCTCAACAGGAATAAAGTTTGAGGTAGCAAATGCACTCAGTCTTGTAGCAGATTGCGTAAACAAGAACTTCCAAACATACCCATCAGAAGTTTTTACAGGTGAAGTAGTTGTCCCTGTGGTATCTGGGTTTACAGTAGAAGTATTTGTATCACCAGTCAGAGCGTTCTTACCCTGTCTGAGACAGATATAGACACGGTTAGATTCAGTGATTACATAATACTGACCATTCTGTGCAGAAGTTTGATTATCTCTATAAGGTTGATAGATTGTGCCAGACGACCAATTGTATCTCTTAGCAACAAAACTTACAGAAGCAATTTTTTGAATAGACTGTAGATTATCTCTAAAGTCTCTCTTGGTTGTTTCAATATCAGTAATAGATGTTGGAGCAGTATCTGTTTCATTCCAATCATCAGACTTACCAATACCCAAATAGTAGTTATTAGAGTCTGCTTGCAAATCTTCTATTAATTTTTCTACTACTAATTGTTTAGTGTCTGTAGTTACTATTGCTACCATTTCTTATCTCTTCTTATGTAATTACTACGTCGGTATCAGCTGAATCTTTATGACCAATCAGATACCAGTTAGAACCTTCCCAGATTGCCTGAGCAGAACCATATTGACTTAGTTTGAAGTTTGTGCCATTTGCGAAGTTTGTTGGGGTAACTGTTGCTACACCAGCATTCTTATTCAAAAAGATTTTATATTCACCAGTCAAAGTTCCATCATTAAGAGTTGCAGCAATTGCCCCAGAACCATTAAAAATAATTAAAGTATCTGAATCAGAAACTGTACCGGGCTCATCCATTTCAAATGACGAATATGCAGCTTTTGTAATATTTACTGCACCTGAACCTTTTGCTTTCAAATCCAAGTTAATATTAGGATCATCTCCAACGGCTTCTAAAGTTGGAGATGAATCTTGTGCCGTCATCTTTAAATAGTTTTTAGGAGTGCCTGTAGTTGCTAACTCTAAAATTTCATTATTACCATCTGTAATAGTTGTATCAATAACAGGATCAACCAATTTAAGATTACTAAATGTGGTTTGGTAAGGACCATGTTTCATAATAAAATTACTAGAAGCATTTGTGCTAACTAAAGCATCACTGTCAATAAGGTTCACCCAACTACCACTATGCGCCATAACACCTTTTCCAGTGTTATGAACATGAGCAAACATACCGTGATAAGTAGTGGCAGAAGGAAGAAGCCCTGAACTATCATACTTATTGGAGTATAGAATTTTTGATACTGTACCACTAGCAGAATCTATAAACTCTGCAAATATCACACCATCAGATTCTTCAATGACTGGAATAGTACCACTCTTATCAGCAATTGTAATGGTTTGATCAACAGTGGGTTCAGTAAAAATCAAAGTAGACGTGTTAGTAGAGTTATAAACAAATGCGTTACTGTCTAAATTAATTCCAGTGGATGCAGTAGTGCTATCTCCACCAAGAATAGTGTAGAGTTCGGCAAAGTTGTCATTAATCTTTTCACCACCAGACCTTAGTGTATCACCAGTTCCGTCATTAGCATTTGTGCCAATATCTAAAATTTGTCTTGTCATTTTACCTACTTACACATTGAATTGTTTAGTTATATTTATATGCATTATTTAAGTTGAAGGTAATCCTGTCAACTGTGATATACGGTTAGACCTATGCCTGAAAACTTCTACAGCAAAGTTAGCATTATTACCACCGGTTAAAGACCAATTACTATGGGGAGTGCCAGCCATAACATCATAATTGTTAGCGGTGGACGCCGCATGAGTCATTGAAAATACAAGTGGACGGCCGAGGTAAGTTTTACTGGAAATCCTTTGCTCATCAGAATTATAACCAGTGCTATTAATCCTTCCATCACCACCTGAAATTGTGGTTCCAAAAGCAGTTGTCGTGCCACCAATATACTGTGATATATTTTTACCTCTTACCGTAGCAGTAAAAACAAAATCATCATCTGTTGTATTTGCCACATTATTTGGAATTCCTTGATCTTCACAAGCAAAAATATACTCACGGAATGCTGTTGGACCACTACTCCTTGTTGCCAAGGTGGCTACAACTTTTACATAATAAATGTCATCTAAAGGTGCTGTGCCTATTTGAAATAAATCTCTAATTTCTGTCACTCCAGCAGTGCAACTAAATCCTACTGTATTTTCTACAATAGCATCCCAAGTTGCACTGGTGTTAAATCCAGAGCTCGCATTGTCATGCTCCATTAAGGAAACATCCAAGATTAAAGTGCCATCTGTAACAGCAGCATATGCAGCAAATACTCTTTCATACCCACCAACATTATTATTTGTAATCTGTAAATTCCCTACAACTTCCATTCCACTATCTGTAGAACGCATTTTTACAGAATTATTATGTTTAACAATTACTGGTGTATTTAATTGAGTAGTTGCAATGACACCTCCATCTGTAGGGTCAAAATACATTTCAAAATCATCATCAGTTCCCAGTTTAACTTTAGAGTTGTCTGGCATATCAACATGACCAGTAACATTAGCATTACCAGAAATAGTGGCAGAGTCTGCTGTTACTTGACCAGTTACATCAACACCGGTACTAGTAGTATCAAACTTCTTATTATTATTGTGATATAATTTTACAGCACCATCTGGTTCAAATCTTGCCATATATTCGGCACCATTTTTACCAACTATTTCAATTCTCTCATCACCAGTTCTAAATTGAAGCACACCAGTCCCAGCATTTCTAATGAAACTGTTTGACCCATCATGGTAAAGCTGAAGGTCATTACTATCACCAATATTTAGGGTAATATTATCATCTAAACCTAAATTAGCAGAGAATGTAGCACTGTCAGTAAAAGTAGAAGTAGATGTTACTGATAATGTCCCTGAAGTTGTCAATGTCCCTGAAGTTGTCAATGTCCCCGAAACTGTAGTATTGCCATCAGAGTCAATCTTAACATTATTTGTTCCAACAAACTTGGAACCATTATAACGCAGAACAGAATTGTTTTCTTTTACACCAGCAGGCCAGACTGCCCATGATGTATTAAACATAGCACTATCAACAATCTCAAACTGATTGTTAATTTTAAGACCAGCGCTTCTTAGAGTGTCACCGGTATTGTCGTTAGCAACTGTGCCTCTATTGAGAACGTTATCTGAGTCTAATACATCTAGTGTGCTTGCCATTTTTTATTTCCTATGAAAACCCGTAAATTTATTTATATCAAACATATGGACCAATTGCCGAATCTAAACCAGAATCATTGTAGAATGGGAAGATGGCTTCATCCATAGTTTCGGTTGTGCTAGAGAATCTAATGCCCGGAATAAATCCGATAGTATCAAATGTACCACTATCTTCATCCATTGTAATACCAGAAGAGTCAGACATATTGTATGCAATTTCAGCAGAATTATCACTATCACTGAATCTTCTAGAGTTAGGATCAAGAAGGTCTGCAATAGAGATATACTGACCATTGTATGTTGCATTGTTGAGGATATCAGAATCTTCTGAACCAGTCTGGTAAATGTCAAATCCACGACTAACAGCAAATCTTCTCTGTGCATCACTGTCAATTGCAGTGACAGAAGTAAGACTTGTAAATTCAGTTTCACCATCAGAAGTAATAATAGATGCAGCAGAAGCAGCAATATCAGAGTCTGTAATAATTTCAGTAAGTGGACTTCCAAACATACTTACAACTGGTTCAAAGGCTGTTTCAGTAAAGATAGCATAACCAGCTGGGTGTAGATATGTCTTATAATAATCAAACCATTCTGTTGCCGGAATAGAACTTTTAATAAGAATAGAAAAGATTTGATAGAAATAAGAATCTTGAATGAACTTTAGTGATTCAGCACCAATTCTACTCTGTCCAACAATAAACATATCATTTCTAGGTAATATTTTTTCAACATCTTGCTGGAAGAAATATCTAAAATATGAATCAATAGAAACGTTTGTGCCTTTGATCTTATAAAGACTTGGTAACTGTTTAAGTGCAAATCTAGGAGATGGAAATTTGGATACACCAAAACTTGGTGACTTTTCCTGAAACAGTAAATTTAAAAATTCTTCAGAAGTAGACTCTGGGTCTCTAGCAGTAAAGATATTCTTTAAGTCATGGGCAATACCATCTTCACCATCAATATACTCGTAGT